AAAGATAGTTTGCAAATCTTTTTTTAAATCTTCTGACTTTGTCTTTAGCTCTTCTAATAAATCATGTGCCTTGTTTACATTTAAATAAAATCCATGCTTTTCTTGTTGATCTATGATTCTTCTGATGCGATGTTCCATTCGTACACTGTCCGTGCTAAACCTAGTTATCTTTGGCGCTAAGTGTTGCATCAGTTTACGAGTGACATGCACGTCTTGTTGACAATACTTTAACATCTCTTCTGAGTATTGATCAAAGTCTTTGAAATCTAGCTTACCACTCTTCGTTAATTTATTACCCCAAGATTTTAAACTGTGGCCACCATCTATGTGTGCATTAATCATCTGTGATATAAGAAGTGTGTCAATTATATTCTCTAATGGGATTGTTATACCTAGTAATCTCTCTAACACTGGCCCATCAAAGCTGACACCATTGTGCATGATATACTTACGTTCTTGATTGTGAAATTTTTTGAACTCTTCACATCCTTGCTCTTGTATAAAGTCCCGTTGCTCTCCGGTAACATAGTCCTGAATACATATACAATGTATCTTGGCAGCATCAAGACTATCTGTTTCAATATCTAAAACTACTGTGTCAAACTTTGAATCCATCTCTCACCTCTCTAAAGTCATCACTGTCTTTTGATTTAGGGTTAGCAATCTCAGTGAGACGACCAGTATCCTTACTCCATTGTAGCCAACAACATGGGCCAGTCTCTCCACTAAATCTATTCTTTAGTACACGAACTGTGGTTTGGTTTCTCTTCTGCAAATCTTCTGCTTGTCCGTTTCTTTCCAACGAGAAACAAAAGTCAGAGAGTTGTGCGATACCGTGTGAACCCCTGAGCTGTGACAGACTAACTATCGCACCTTCTTCATGTCCACTATCTGAACTTGTTCGTCTACTTAAATGCGATACTAACATCAGATGTATATTCTGCTCCTGAACTAGAGTCCTCAGTCTTGTCATTATACTATCGATTGCTCTTCTTTCGTTGTCACTGGTCATAGCTGATACAATCATGGTCAAATGGTCAAGTATAATAAATTTACAATCTAATCCACTAGCTAGATATTGTACTTTAGATATGATGTTATCGATATCAGTAGAACCAAAGTGATCCCACATTCTTATCTTGTTTGTACCTAGTGTCGCCTCCCAAGCTGCACGCTTCTCTTCCATAGTTGATTCACAAAATGGTAGGTGCAGTGGTTTGTTTGCATGTACAGACATAATACCTTTCGTTGTACGCTCAATAGATTCTTCTAAGAATAAACAACCAACCGAGTGTCCACTTGTTTTAATTATGTGGTAAGCTAGTTCTCTCATTACGCTAGACTTACCTATGCCTGACCCCGCAGTATAGGTGCATAACTCACCGAGTCTCATACCATAAGTCATACTGTTCATACCATCCCAAGGATAAGGTATTGATTCTATTACCTTTTCATTGGCAATAAGATCCCAAGTATTTTCACCGAGTATAATACCCTCTGGTGTATAAGCTTGTGCAGAGTAGTATCGTTTAATAAAATCCTCTTTTTTGTTCTGAACTAAATAGTCATTAGGATCTTTAAGTGTAAGATTAACAATGAATACTTTCTTTGGTGGGAATAGTTCAGCGACTTTTCTGCTCGCCTCACGACCAGGCTCGTCATTATCAAAACAAATATATATTTTTTCGTAGCTATTAATATACTCATATTGTTTCTTACAATCTGTAACAGCTCCAGCTGCACCCGTCCTAACACTAACAACTGTATAATTTTTAGGTGCAAACATTTCATAGACAGACATGGCATCAATCTCGCCCTCACATATTGTTACTACCTTATTGTTAGCAGAACTAAATAAGTGTTGGCCAAACAGTAAAGCTTTACCGGTCTTTCCCTCTACACTAAATGATTTATCGACTACTCTTCTGACCTTAGTAGCCACATGATTACCCTGATCATCATAATATGGGTAGTGGTGTTTGTATACATCAGGTTTATCACTGTTAGTTGTAGTCACTCCAAAAAACTCACAAGTCTCTCGACTTATATTTCTTTCAGGAATAGATTTACTAATACCTAATGGTATAACCTTCGGCGCCAATCCTAAAATTTTTGTGTCATCACCGAGCAGTTCCTCAAGGCGGGTCTTGTCCTTGGGTGGTTCCGTGTAGTTGCGGCACGAGAAACAGTAGCGAGAGCCGTCGGCATATAAAGCATTGGCATCGGATGATCCACACTGCTCACATGGTGTGTGTCGTATAAACCTCTTTGGGTCATTGTTTATTGTCATAGTCGTCTCCTAATTATTTTTGCGGGTCTTGCCCTATAAATATCTCCTCTAATTATTTTTGTCAAGGGGTTGCCAGATTTTGAAATCAATGATAGCCTATCCCCATATACAGGGGGAGACTATATATAGTCTAGTGTTAGTCTAATGCTAGTTCTATATATATCTCGTATAACTATATATATCTCTTTATTACTATATATATCTCTAGTTAACTATATATATCTCTAGTTAACTATATATAACTATATATAGTGGCTCCTTCCTTTGTTTTTACTCCTGAAGTTTTGTGTCCTCCCGTGACAATTACGGCATAGCACCATCGAGTTGGACAGACGGTTGTTGTGCCGGTTCCCATCGATATGATGGAACTCCATCGGCGCCTCTTCTGCCGTGGCCCCACATTGGTTGCAATGCCATTGGTTAGTATCTTTGAGATAAGATATGATCTGTCTTTTTTTACCTACAGACTTACCCATATTCTCATCTCGTTCTATTTTTATATTGCGAATATGTTTGCGATGGTTTTGTTGGCAGACATTATCACAATATTTATTCATCGTATTACTACGACGCTCATGTTTTTTATTACAATAAGCACAGTGATAGTGACCGGGACTACTCTTCTGCCGTTTAACAAACAGTTTGTTGTTAACTTTTGCAGCACAACTGATAGAGCAGTAAACATTCTTTGAGGATGTGATTGGATTATCACACCCTATTCGTTTACACTTAGTCATTTGAAATTTACTCTTACCACATTATCTGGTGCTTCAGTATCACAAGGTCGATCGTCAGTAATAGCAACCGTATGTGAGTTTTTAAATGCATTGTTAAACGGCACATCTTTTGGGTCAACAATTTGTGATGATACTTTTGGTATTATTCTATCTTTAGCCGATCTCTTTGGTGGATTCAGTATCTCATACATTGCATAGTCAATTAACTTACCAATCTCTTGATCAGATAGATCATCTACATCTGTACCATCTCGCACTTGATCTATAACTTCTCTCATCATTTGTTTTAAAGTTTCTAGTTTCATTATTGTTTCTCCTTTTCATTTAGTGGGTTAAATATATCGTCAAAGATTGCATCGACAATATCAAAGTATTCTTCTTGAGAATATCTTTTAATTGATATTGTTTGCACCACATCTTTGAATTGTTTTATCTTAGCTAATGCATAAACCATTTCTACATCGCTAAGAATCTTGTCGTTTTGTAGGTCTTCACCATTACCTTTTACCATTGAAGTAATCCTTTCTTTCTGTAAATGATTGTACCGAGTCACACTTAACGGCTTTAAGTTTCATATTTGGTAGCTTCTCAAATCTCTCGTACAAATCTCTTGTAGTTGACTCACAGTTTCTAGTTACTGAGTCAGCTTCTTTCACATATAGTTTACCATTGTACTCAATCCATAAAGTTACGATAAAAGCTTCAAGCATAAATCCTCCTTGTTAATGTTTTGTTTTTCTTGTTTTTATTTTACTTAACATATGCTCCTCGTATTCATCTCTTTCTTGACAGAGATAATCACTAAGAAGATTAGTTATCATATGTGCCACATGCATCGGTGAGGGAGCATAACACTTCATGAATGTCATTGTCTCCATCAATAGCATCATGCTAACTACATGAGGTGCCACCTTTTTCTCTCGGATTAAACGATTGTATTCACACATATCTTTCGAGATACGCTCCCTTATTATATCTATTTGATCCGATAGCTGCTTATCTTTTTTTGTTGGCATTGGTTTCTCCTTTTAATAGTTTTCTTAATTCTAGATTATCCAATAGATGATAATACAAATCATCAAATAATTTTAAATCAATCACACCTTCATCAGCTAGTTCCATTAAGTCAAACATATCTAGATCTAGAACTTTCCAATTGTGTTCGTTACTTGATTCGGTTTTTGCGATTGTGGGCATCACTTACTCCTTTGTCGTATAAGATGAACATCCCAACCAATACACATGTGTCCAGATTGTTTAAGTTCATCTCGATTAATATTCAATCGTTTAAACTCTTGTTCAACGATTGGTTGCAGGTTATCACAGTTTTCTCGCCCCATGATAAACTTCTCCTCCACACCATTTGGTGTAGAGAAAACTAGGTATAATGCAAACAGTTCTTTAGTCATTACAATACTCCAAATCTTTTTAATACTCCCCACTCTACATAGGTCATAGGTTCAATTCCATAGACTTCAACAGTTCTGAGATCACATAACCAAAACTTATGCATATCGTCTTTGTCTACCTCTATGTCATCACCATCATAAACCTCTTGCACTATTTCTTTATGGCTCATTCCCGATATATTTTTAGACTTGTAGTATGAGTATTCATAATGTTCATAGCTTCCGTTAGTTATTTTAAATGTCACTAATGCAAACAGTTCTTTAGTCATCACTCACTCTCCTTTAATCTGTTATACATTGTTAATCCAAAGTCATATCCTTGTTTGTAAGAATACATATCAGGATGGTAGTCTGACCTATGACCCTCAAGTAAACCATCAGCTACACCATCTTTAAAAGCACCCAACTTAATAGGGGTATCAAGAAATCTTTCTTTAGTCATCATCATCCTCCCATACTTGTAGATAAACTTGTTCTTCAATAAACTCAGCCACCCTATTCCGTATGTCACATATGTCGTTCCATTTAGGATGGTCACAAGTTATTTTACTTACACCATTTTCCTCAAGTAAATCAAAAAAATCATCTTGAAATTTATTGAATTGTTGATCTGACATTTCTTTTCTAGTCATAACTTTTTCCTTTCAATTCATTAATGTTATCGTTAATTACATTTAATATTTTACCAATGTTTGGATCAGTTGAGGTTATTTTTAATTCCTCAATGGTATCTGCATCAACACACAGATCCTCCTCGATCCATTCTTGCTCTTCTCGTTTCCAATCTTTGACATCTTCATTAGTGCCAAAACTTACTGTTACTCCTCGGTCCTCGTGGACAGTTCTTTTATATATTTTATATTGTTTAGTCATCTCTCATCTCCTCAATCATGGCATCGATTTCTACTGCACAGAAACCACATACCCAACCCTCGACATCACCATCATCTCGAGGGTATCTGTTAACAAACCTACCACTACCAAAGTGGCAGGGTTCACCACACTCTACACATATTTGTGAATCAAATAAGTCTTTAGTCATCACTCACCTCCTCAACATCACAAAGTTCTGCTAGTTTATAATTATCATCTGGTAGGCATAAATCCCCATCAATACTATGACCACCCTCTTTAATTAACAGTTGTCTAGCTTCTTTCTCATTTGATGCTTTCACAGTATAAAAGTATTCACATGGAACACTAAATGTATAATTTTTAATCGTCATCATCCCTTCCTTCAGTTGTTAATATGCCTTGCTTATACAAATTATCTATATAATCATAAGCATCTTGTATTGTTGGGTTGAACCACTTGGTTCTATATCGACTAGGGCAATCTTCGTCTGCCACTTGGCAAACACTCTCTAAATGTTCCACACATTTTTTAAGTTGCTGCATCGCTAGTGAGTTTGGGTCATATCTCATTGTAAATCTCCTTTTTTGCTAGTGAAAATTTAGTCATCACTCACCTCCTATCGTAAGCATGAAATAACATAAGGTGCATAAGGCTATGCACCCTATGATAAACTCATAGTCTGGTTTCTTAATCATTAGTCTGTCTCCTTTTTCACACAATGTTGTTTATAATACACATTGCCCAAGAGTG